TGCCAACGAAGGTTTTACAGCAAGGTATGAGCACGAAACAGTTGCTCTTGCATTTGCGTTAACAGAAGAAGCAGTTGAAGATAATTTGTATGACAGACTTGGGTCTAGATATACAAAAGCTTTAGCTAGAAGTATGGCGAATAGCAAGCAGATTAAAGCTGCTAGTATTCTAAACAATGCATTCTCAGCATCATTCAATGGCGGAGACGGTAAACCACTAGTGGCTACTGATCACCCATTATCTGGTGGTGGTAATGGAGCTAACAGAGCAGCAACATTTGCTGACTTGAATGAGACTTCATTAGAGGATGCTCTTATTAGAATTTCTACTCAGACTGATGATAGAGGTTTAGCAATAGCGTTGCAGGGACAAAAACTTGTTGTTCCACCGCAACTACAATTTGTTGCTGATAGACTTTTAAGCACACCAGGCAGAGTGGGAACATCTGATAACGATGTTAACTCAATTGTTAATCAAGGCATGCTACCTGAAGGTTATGTGGTAAACCATTACCTAAATGACCCAGATGCATACTTCATCAAAACTGATGTACCTGATGGTTTCAAACATTTTGTTAGATCACCATTATCTACATCACTTGAAGGTGACTTTGATACTGGCAACATGAGATACAAAGCTAGAGAGAGATATTCATTTGGATTCTCAAACTGGAGATGTGTCGACGGTTCTCAAGGGGCATAACACTCCTCAAGACAAGTGTTAGGGGCTACTTCGGTAGCCCTTTTTTTTTGACTTGAAAAAATCT